GGACGGCGAGATGCCGATATTGGAAGCCGTCCTCGCTTTCAGGGAACAAAAAAAAGAATGTGAAGCATATATCGAAGCTGTAAAAGCCTTTGAACAAGAGCATGAAGAGCAGATCCTTGCACAGATAGAATACAATTCAGGCAGCTACAAGGGCGCTAAGTTCGAGGTAAGAAGCGGCGGGCGAACCTTTAACTTCAAGGGGATAAGAGAATGGCGAATAGCATCTGACAATCTTAAAGAGATAGAAGATAAGTACAAATCTGCATTCATTAACAAAGAGAAAGGCTTGTTACTAGTAGATGAGAATGGGGAGCTGTTAGAGCTTCCTGAAGTAAATTACCGAAAAGACAGTATCATTATAAAACAAAATTAAAAAAATATGGAAATACAAGGAAGAATAAAGCAAATATTCCCCTCTCAGATAATAGGACAAAACGGCTTTGAGAAAAGGGATTTAGTAATCACAACGGAGGAGCAATACCCGCAAACGATCATCATTCAATTCACCCAGCAGCGTTGCGACTTATTAGACAGCTTGCAAGTGGGGCAAAATGTAAAGGTATATATCAATATACGCGGGAGAGAATGGACAAACCCACAAGGAGAGACCAAGTACTTTAACACGATTGAGGGGTGGAAAATTGAGGTGATACAGACTACTAATGTAGCTTATCAGCAGCCAGTACAGCAAGCACCACAGCAACCAGTAGCACCTGCACCACAGCCACAGAGAGCACCACAGCAGGTACAACAACCGCAGCTGTTTGATAACCATGGAAGAGAGCCGAACCCTGCAATATTTGACAATCAGGAAGATGATGGATTACCTTTTTAGTAACTTAAAAATAAAGAAAAAATGAAAAAGTATGTAATTAAATTCGAGCATGTGGAAGAAAGTACTTACACAGCTATTGTAGAAGCTAACAGCTACAAAGAAGCGATGGATATTTTTGAAGAAAGTCCACTTGAATGCATTGAAGACGAAGAACCTGACACAGTACAAGGACTTACGTATCATGTCAGTGAAGTAACCGAAAATGGGGAGGTTGTTTATAAAAATGATAGAAAAGTAAACGCAGAATATCAATAATGCTTATGAAAACAATATTTAAAAAAGGAATGAAGGTCTATGACCAATTAATATTTCCTGATAAAGAAGGTATTGTTTTGACAACAAATTATATACCTGAAAAATTTTTTGATGAAGATGATTTTGATGAAAATTATGTTCACCCATACCCTATTGAAGTAGAGTTTGGTTCAGAAACTATGCTTTACACAAGTGATGGAGATAGTGGGATGTGTGGTGTTAAAACTCTTTCCATCAAACCATATAGAGTAGTGTTTGAAGGTTTTGAACAAAAAGCACCTGCACCAACTTTTGAGGAAGCTTGGAATAATTCACATAATAGTAAAGAAATATTCTATTCATCTAATTGTGATAAAGTTTGCTCAGGTTACCCAACACAGGAATTAGCAGATGCTTCGGAAGCATTAAGGAGACTACTCTTTCTTAGAGACTATTACAATGAGGGTTGGCAACCTGATTGGAAAAATGAAGAAAAAAAGTTTAGTATTGAAATTTATGAGGGAGAATTTGACACTTTTGAATCTATTGAATGTCAAAGGGTGTTTTCTTTCAAAACGGAAGAAATAAGAGACAAATTTCTCGAAGACCAAAGAGAACTCTTAGAAATAGCAAAACCTTTATTATGAGTAAAAAAATAAAAAGAACAGAATTAGATAGTTATGAGGTCTATATATTAGGCTTAACTATTTTAGGAGAAAATACAGAAGATGAAGAAGAAATTGATGAAGATTATTTCTATGATGCTTTTGTAAGTGCAGGCATTGAAATTGATTTTTATAGTTTTAAAGAAATCGTTTGTAGGTTATTTCCTTTGATTGATGTAGCTAAATCACCCTTAACAAAGAAAATATATAAAGGATTTTCTAAGGACAAAGAAGGGTTTAAAGAATGGTTAATTAAAGAGGAAATGTAATAATGATAAAAGCAAGTGGCGAAATTGGAAGCCGCTCCGTATGGTTGACGGGATTAGGATACGTTCGAGTCGTACGTTCACTTTGGTTTGTGACTAAATGCAGGTTCGAGTCCTGCCTTGCTTTCAAAGATAATAAACTATGATTTTCAACGCAAGTAACGAGTTTGATATACAACGAGCAAAGGAGCGGTTAGGTTACCTTATCGAAAAGAAAAAAACCTTTGAAATCACTGAAAAGAAGCCTAAGCGTACCTACTCACAGAACAATTACATTCATCTCCTTTTTTCGTGGTTTGCATTGGAATATGGAGAGACCCCCGAATATGTGAAGCAAGAGATATTTAAGAAGTTAGTTAATCCGCAAATATTCCTAACTGAATATGTGAATTACAAGACTGGAGAGGTAAGGGAAGCGTGGAGAAGCACGGCAGATTTAAATACAAAGGAAATGACAACCGCTATTGATAATTTCAGAGACTATGCCAGTAAGGAAGCAGGTATATACCTGCCAACCCCTGATGATTTAAATTCTCTCAATGAGATAGAAAGACAAGTGAATAATTTACAAGGGAGGTATTATTAAGCAAGTTTAAAATGAACAAAGAAACTATAACCACTCCACAAATGGAGCTATTGATATATGATTACTTTGAAAAGTCAAGCCTTGTAATAGTTCCTAAGTTCTCACGGCTCAACGCTGTAAGATACGATGATGATAGCAACCGAGGATATAGAGTTGAAAATATCGTTACCCACGAGTGCGATATATTATCAGTTACTAAGAATTATTTCCTCAGAGAGATTGAAATAAAGGTATCTGTAAGTGATTTTAAAGCCGATTTCAACAAAAAACACAATCATGAGGGCAATATCAAGCAGTTTTATTATGCCGTCCCTTACTATATCTTAGACAAGATAAAAGATTTAGTACCTGAACACGCAGGGATATTGGTTGCAGTGTATGAGAATGAGCATTGGCAACTAAAAAGATACAAAAAAGCTGTAGATAACAAGTCCGCAACGCCTATTGATGAGGAAAAATTGAACAAAATATTTAGGATTGGTTACCTGAAATATTGGTTTTATAGGAAAAGAGAGGAATAATCAATTTTCACCCCTCGTTAAGCAAAGATAAAAACAAATTATAAAGCACTGAATATCAAAGTAAAAATATAAATAAGCAAGATTTATAAAGATTTAAGCAATGAAAGAAACTGTTAATCGTTTTGAGGAGGAAATTATCACTACCTCCAACCTATCTGAGATGAAGGATAAGTACTTAGCCGATACACTCTACCGAAAATGGCCTGAGAACTTCATAGATGAAAGCACTGGTGAGGTGGTTAATATAGAACGCAAAGAGATAATCTTTGACCGTGGGACACTCTTAGACCATCACAACTTAGAGGAGATTAATTTTTTCCTACAAAGTGGAGATATTACCGAGGTAAAAGTCAGTACTATACAAAGACAAGCTACCTTAGTCAATGGATGTGCTGCCACATGGGTAGCTGTAGCAAAGCTAAAAGGCAAAAAGCAAACCTTCTTCCTATATGCTAATAGTGTAGAGGTAGCTATGCAGATACTCACGGACTACATAGAACAGCACTACCAAGGATATTTTGAAGTGTTGTCCCTTAAGGAACAAGAATATTTGTACATCGTAACCTTAACCAAGTACAATGGAGAAGATGAAAAGGTCAATTATTATATCGCTGAGATGGAGATGAAATATGAGCGCTACACAACTCGTAATAAATTCTTAGTAAAGGCTATCAATGCTGAGGAAACCAAACCTCTATGTATTGCATTCTTTGATAAGTATATGCAGGATAAGGAAAATCCTGAACCTTATACAATGACACTGTTATCGGCAAAGACAATGAAAGTAGAAGCCGTGATTGACCATCTATTTTGCCATATGTATATAGATAGAAGCAAAGGCAAAGGAGAACAAACAGCCGATAACGACTAACAAACCTAACATTGGAATATTATCTATCTCATGTCTAAGACATGGAGACTCCCGATTGGCAAGCACTCACGTTCGAGCCGTGAGCGGGGTCTATTATAAGATGAGTGAGTCATGATATATGGATATATTAGAGTAAGTTCTGATAAACAAACTGTAGAGAACCAACGCTTTGAAATTAGTAACTTTTGTGAACATCAAAATCTTTCAATAGACGAC